TTTAAATATAAAGTTAGTTTATACATTAACAGATATAAATGATGCTTTACTAAAATTAGAAAAAATATGTGAAAATGGTGAATATTATCCACTTATTTTAGGAAATAAACCTTTGTCAAAATATGGATTTATTTTAATAGATTTTAAACAAGGAATAAAAAGCACAAATTCAAATGGAGAACTAGAAGTTGTAAATTGTTCTTTAACCTTAAAAGAATATATTCCAAAGTTAGATAGACTTCTATTACCTACAACGAATAATTTAACAACAGAAAATAAAGAAAATACTAGAAACAATAATAATAGAAGTAATCAAAAGAATACTAAAAAAAATAAAAAGGTTTTAAAGAAAAAATCTAAGACTAATATTTATTCAAAAAATAAAGATGAAAAAAAATGGCTACGTGGATTAGTTGAAGATGATTTAAGAGGATATTAATAGGAGGGTATATGATAGTTTCAAATAATATTGTTCCTAAGCATCCAAAATTAATGGAATTATATGTTCTATTAAATACAAAAAGGGGAACAGTACCACTCCATAGAGATTTAGGGATAGATAATAGAATGATAGATAGACCAATTACAGTTATAAAAAATAATATATTTAATGAACTGCAAATGCAATTGAATAAATATATAAAAGGACTTACATTAAATAATGTTAATTGCAAAGCTACTGAAAATGGTCTTGAAATTGAATGCGAGGTTGAAATAGATGAGAGAATTTAATTTGATTGACTCTAATCCTGAATCAATATTAGCTGACGCTTTGAGATTCCATGAAGAAATTACAGGAGAAAGATTAGAGTTATGTACAAAAGAAGCATATTTATACTCAACGGTTGCAGCACTATTAGCAAATATAAAAGCTAATATGAATGATGTAGCAAAACAAAACTTCTTGAAATATTCAAGAGAAGAAAGACTAGATTTAAAAGGAAATTTCTATGGTGAAAGAGGTATTAGATTAAAAGCAAATAAAGCAAGAACTACAATTAGATGTTATATATCATCAATTGTAGCAAAAGATGTAATTATAGCTAAAGGTACAAGGTTTCTCTATAAGAATTATATGTTCTATACAGAGCAAGAATATAAAATAAAACAAGGGCAGACTTATGTTGATGTTATAGCTGTAGCTGAAATTGCTGGAGAACTAGGGAAAATACTAGCTGGAGACATTAAAGAAATAGTTGATAGATATGAGTATATTAAAGAAATAACTAATATAACTGATGTAACAGGTGGTAGAGAAGAAGAAAATGACGATGAATATAGAAAAAGATTAGAGCTTATTCCAGAATCATTTACTACAGGTGGTTCAGAAGGTTCGTATGAATATTGGGTTAAGAAATCATCAAATCTTGTTACAGATGTATTTATAAACAGTCCTATACCTAATTATATTGATATTTATGTTGTTAATGGACTAGAACATCTCTCACAAGAAGAAAAACAGAAAATAAAGAATTATATAACTGAAAACAAAAATATAAAAGTTTTAAATGACCAGTTAGAAATAAAAGATCCAGTTTTTCACAATTATAATATTGATTTAGATTACTGGGTATACGATAATTCGTTAGTATCGAAATCAGAAATAGAAAAAGAATTAAGAAGCTCATTAGAACAATATACTAAATCTTTTAAAATGGGAGAAAGCATAAATTTACAGGATATTATAGATATTTCTAAAAATGTGGAAGGGATAAGAAGAGTTGAAATAAAATCACCTCAAACTTATATAGGTCAAAAGTTTCACTTAGCAAAATGTGGAACTATAACAATTTCATATAAAGGAGCAGAATCAAGATGAAAGAGCAAAATTTTATATATGATGTTACAAATATAAGAGATCTCGCTCCTGATATTTTAAGGAATGATAAACAATATAAAATAGTTTTAACTGTAATAGATGCACTTATATCTAAGCATATTGTTACTAATATAGAATATTTAGAGTTTCTTGAAAGAATAGATACAATGGAAGAAAAAGAAATTGACCTTGTTGCAAAAGAATTAAGTGTTGATTTTTATGACTTCTCTATATCTATAGAAGAAAAAAGAAAAGCTTGTAAATTATCTTTCCAAATCCATTCAATAAAGGGAACAAATAAAGCTATTCAAGATGTCTTAAATATCTTCTACGAAAAAGCTAATATACTAGAATTTCCTGAGTTTAATGGAGATAATGGAACATTCAAAATAGAAATTATGGGAACAACAAAAAGTAATTTAAATATTATGATAGATAGGGTTGAAAAAACTAAAAAGAAATCACAACATTTAACAGGTATTACTTTTAAAAATACTTCTATATCTCCTTTATATTTTTCAACACACATGAGATATGGAACAAGAGTAGTATTATATCCACAACAAGACTATTTTTATCTTAATAATTTAAATTTAGTAAATAAAACTGGAAAATATATTTTTGAAAAAAGGGGTGTTAATAATGGCTGAATTTAATAGTCACATAATAACAAATGCTGGAAGAAATCTTTTAGCAAGAGCATTAGCAGGAGAAGGAAAAGTTATATTCACTAAGGCAGCATTTGGAGATCAAAAACATTCAGGAAACTTAAGAGAAGTTACTGAATTAAAAAATAAAAAGTTAGATTTAAATGTTATGAATATAAGAAATGATAATGGTACTGCAGTTTTAACAGTACAAATATCAAATAAAGATGTAGATCAATCATTTCAAACAGAGGAATTTGGAGTTTATGCAAAAATTGAAGGAGATGCAACTGAAATTCTTTATTCTTATACTACAGCTGTATCAGCTGATACCTTTCCAAATAACAGATTAGGAAAAACTTATGAATCTATACAAGATATATACATGGCAATTTCTAGTGATGTAGAAGCTGAAATATATGTAAGAGATGGAGTTATTTATTTAACAAGAGATATAGCTAATCAGGTTTATACAGAAACTGGAATCACAGCAGTTGGTACATTAAAAGGAAGAAGTAATTTGGAAGAAAATAAACAGTATCTAGCTGATAATGGACATTGGTATAAAAATATTGGTGGAAATAGAAGTTGGAATTCTTTAGGAACACCAGATGAACAATTAATTCCAATTACATGGGAATATTTATATAAAAGTTTAAATACAAAAGAAGGTCAATTAATTCAAAATTTAAATGGACTTTTAGGAAAAAATAACGGGCAATTTCCAGTAGACCAAGCAGTTGAAGGAAATGTTTACTATTTTCCAGCTAACCAAAAATACTATTACTGTTTAAAAAGCCAAAGTGGTAGAACAAGTGTTCCAAATGCTGACTTTGAAGAGATGTCAATTTGGGCTAATAAGAAGAAATTGGAAAATCTAATCAGTCATAAAATTGAAAGTGGAACATCAGGAATGACTAATGTAAATAGTTGTACATCATATATTACAAAAATAGCTGATTATTGTATATGTATGATGAGTTTGGGAGTAATTACAGACTATGTTAGAACTATTATAAAATCTCCAATTAAATTTAAAGACGGAGTTTTTATATCTTTGGAAGATAACAATGGTGACTTATATGCAAGTAATAGACAACCTGTCGTGGGTTGGTATAATTCAGCAACGCAAACATTTGAAGTTGCTAATGTAAACGCAGGATTTACTGTTCTTTTAATTGGTAGAATTTAAACAATTTTTATCCAATTAGAAAAAGAACTTCCTGCCCCAGTAATAGCTCTATAAAAAATCTTACCTTTAAAACTATAAAGAATTTGTTGACAATAACTATTGATATCATTTAAAGCAAATACTTGTAAGTAAAATGCTTTATCGCTGTATCCATTTATCTCAGAAGGTAATCCTGATATATTATTTCCCCAAGATGGAGATATATAGTACCCTGATTCTTTTATATTATCTAGGTTGACATTTGAAATAGGAGTAAAACTGATTTTAGTTTTATTTTCCTTCAATGTAATTAAATTTTCCAACAAGAATGGAAAATTTCTCTAAATTTTATGAATATAATTTTAATGTCCCTGGTTTAACATTTGCTAGACTAACTAAAATAGCAAATATTGTTACATTTACAGTAGATAGTGGTTCTTTATTTTTAAATAAACCTAGTGGAAGTATAGTTTTAAATCTCCCTGAAGGCTTTAGACCTAAAACATATGTTTATTTTTCTTCACTTTATTTAAATAGCAATAAAGGTGGAGTTTTTAGAATAGATCCAAACGGAAATGTAGTAAAAGCTCATAATGATGACAATGTTGGAGCATACTATTTCTCCGTAACATTTTCAATAAACTAAATATTTAAGTCAATTTATTAAAAACAGATATAGACACAAATTCTCTATTAGGGTCAGCCACTAATTTCAAAATATTAGTATTAATATCTAACTGAAATTTAATACCGTTAAATAAAGTATAATCGACTATATTTGTATTTGTAGAGTTATCTAAGGCAACATAAAATGATACTCCACCAAAAAACCTAATCTTAAAATAATATTCTAATATATTGTTATGTCTTACATAATCTGGTAACTTTCCAGTTGTTCCAACTGGTACTGGCGAACCTCCATAATACATTATGTTATCTGAATTTCTTTTTAGATTTTCCATAGTGGAAAATTTGTATAAAATTGAATATAAAACTGATTATGATGTTTTAACAATTTTAAATAGAAAAATTGTTATAGGTTCTTTAGAAACTAAAGGAGCTACTGCTTCAAAAACATTAATAGCTAATGGTTTTAGTTTTAAAAATTCTATAGTTATGGCTACTGCTAAAAAAGATAATTGTTCTGTTGCAGTTATACATAGTGGAGATAATTTAGACTTTTCTACTCTAGATGCAACTAGTGGAAATGTCCAAAATGGTATTTGCAAAGTTGATTTCTTTATACTCTTAAAACAATAGGTTATTAAGATGCTATTAAGTTAATTTTCTCCATTGACCAAAAGGACTATTAGATCCTGTTACAGCTCTGTAAAAAATAAGTCCTTTGAAGCTATACAAGATTTGCTGACAATAAGAACCACTCTCTAAGGAAAAAACAACTAAATAAAAGGCTCTACTATCGTTATTATCCAATTCTTGGGGTACCCCTGAGATATTATTACCCCATCCAGACGAAACGTAAAAACCAGCTCCTGTAACATTATTTAGATTTACATTGTTAATTTGTGTTAAACTTAACTTTGTTTTTTTCTCTTTAGTTGTGTTTAAATTTTCCATTATTTTGAGAATTGTATAATTAACTTATCAATTTTAGGAGGTTTGGTTATGCAATTAACAGTATTAGAAAATTTAAAAAAGGAAAATGTGGATGTTTATTTGGAGTATCTTAATAGTTGTAAGAGCAGTAATTGGGATACTTGGGGGACTACATACAAAACGTACTGTAACAATTTTAAATTATTTCTAGTTTGGTTTCAGAAATCTTATAAAAATAAGTTACTTTTAAGCAAAGAAACATTGCTGGAAATGCCCACTATAATGGAAAGTTACAGGAATTATTGTAGGAGTTTAGGTAATTCTAAAAGAACATTAATGAATAAAACTACTGCAATTAGCACATTTTATGCTTGGTGTGTTAGAAGAAACAAAATTAAATACCATCCTTTCGATTCTAAACTAGATAAGTTAAGGTTTACAGAAAAGGACAAGGTTAGGAGCAGTTATTTTCTTACGACAGAACAAATATTGACTGTTCGTTTATATATGCAAGTAGAGAGTAAGAAATATGACTTGCAAGATAGGATATTATGGGAATTATTCCTAGACAGTGCTTGTCGTATATCTGCTATTCAAAATTTAAAGATGGAACAGCTAGACTTAGAAAATGGGTATTTTATGAATGTTAAGGAGAAAGAGGGCTATATAGTTAATGCTTTCTTTTTTCAAAAATGTAAAGAGTTGATAAAAGAATGGATACAGTACAGAGCAGAAAATGGGATAGATGTAGATTGGTTTTTTGTTACTAAGTACGGAAAAATCTATAAACAGATGACTCAAGGAGCTATTAGAAATAGGATTAAAAAGTTAGGAAAAATTTTAGGAATAGAGGATCTATATCCTCACACTCTTAGAAAAACTAGTATTAATTTAATAAACAATTTGGCTGGATTAGGCTTAGCAAGTAGCTATGCTAATCATTCTAGCAGTGGAGTTACAAGTAAGCATTACATTGCAAAAGCTAATCCAACAGAGGTAAGAAATAGCATTATAAATGCTAGGAAAAAATTAGGTATTTTTTAGTTAAATATTATAGAGATTTTTAAATTTATAAAGAATTTAAGCTTTAATTTTCTGCATTTGAGTACTTTTTAATATTTTTTCTTAAATATAATTTTTAAGAATTTTATATTTAAGACGCTCAAATCTGCAATTTTAAATATAAAAATCTGAATAAATTTAAAAATCTATTAACATTTTGAAAGGAGTAAAAAATGAAAACAATAAACTTTTATAAAAAAGAAAAATTGATATTTTCTGTTTATGCAGAGAGTTTAGAAGATGTCTTAAAATCGCCTCTATCATATTTTCCAAATTATACTACAGATGTTTTAATAACGGACATATCTTATCAACATCCAATTTTTAAAGATGATATATTGAGAGAGATGACAAAAGAAGAAAAAGTGAGAGCAAATATAGAAGTACAGCTGGAGGATGGAGAATTTATTAAAGATAAGAAGCTTATAACAGTACCTAAACCAGCTGGAAATCAAAAGTATATGTATTGGGACAAAGAAAAATCACTATGGATATTGGATAATCAAAAAGAGTATGATGACTATTGTACTTTAATTGACAATCTAAAAGCAGAGGCTTTAACATATGGCTTTGATTACAAAGTTGATGGAAAAGAACACAGACAAAGATGTCGTGATAAGGACATAACATCATTAGCCTCAAATATATCTATTATGTTAGCAGAAAAAATTATTAAGGGAAAAGAAAAATCGATAACTTGGTATTTTGAGGATAATTTTGGAATAGAGTTAGATTTAGAAAAATCTTTAGTGTTGGCTAGTTTTGGAAAAACTTTTACACAATCTGTTTATGATACAGAAAACTATTTTAAAACAAAAGTAAACCCAAAAGACCTTTCAAAAGCCGAATTTGAGGCAAAAAGAAAAGAAATACATACAAAACTTGCTACAAGCTAATTTAAAATAAAAGAGGTACTATTATATAGCTACCTCTTTTTAAATCGTTTATACAGCCTCTCATGAGGTCGTTTTTTTTAGAAAAAGATTCAAAAAGTGAATTTTAGCTATTTTTATAAATTAAGTAGTAGATTTTTAAATTTTAGATATAAAAATGTAGAATTTTATATCTAAGGAGGATAAAATGGGAAAAGTTGCAATAATAATCGGGCACAACAAAAGAAGCCAAGGGGCTTACTCGTCTATAGTTGGCAATGAATGGAGTTACTGGAGAGATGTTGCATCTAAAATTAAAGGTGCTATCCCAGAACTTATCGATGTTTATGAAAGACAGCCTAATATGTACTACACAAGAGAAATGTTTGAAGTTATAGAAAGACTGAATAGTCAAGAGTATAAATTTTGTTTAGAACTTCATTTTAACAGCTCTACTAATAGAAATGCCGAAGGTTGTGAGTGCCTTGTGTACTACAAAAGTAATAAAGGAAAAGCATTAGCTATTGATTTTATGGCTAGATTACAGCAAACATTTGGAAGTAAAATAAGAGGTAATAGAGGATTAATCGAAGTTAAGGATAGTAAAGAGCGTGGAGCTTATGGAATTTGCAAGAGCAAAGATACTTACATCTTACTAGAGCCATTTTTTGGGAGTAACTTAGATGAAAGTCTCAAATTTTCTATCATATCGGATGTTGTAGCATTATTTGTAAAATTTATAAAAGATAATATTTGAAAGGGGTTGAAACTATGGAATTATCTAAATTAAAGACATCTTTAATCGATGACAAGTATTGGGAAGTTTTGGAGGACTATGTCTACGAAACATCGGTAGGTACTGTAGTTGTGCCAAATGGTTTTAAAACTGACTATGCTAGTGTACCAAAAATCTTTAGAAACATTATAAACACTTATGGAAAACATGGAAAAGCCGCAGTTATACATGATTGGTTGTACTCTAAAAATTGTAATATAGACATTACAAGAGCAGAAGCTGACAAAATATTCTTAGAAATTATGAAAGAATGCGGAGTGGGTGCTATAAAGAGACAGTTTATGTATAGAATGGTTAGAATATTTGGTGCTAGTCATTTTAGAAAAAATGATTAAAAAGCAGGTGGTATATATGTTAGAAGAAGTTTTCAAAGTTATAATAACTGCTCTAAAAGATTACGGACTTGCAGGATCTATATTATTATATTTTCTTTGGAAAGATAGTAAAACATTTGAAATGTACAGAAATACAATGAAAGAGATAGTCAATGAGTTGAAGCTAATGCGAGAAGAGCAGACAGAATTAAAAAAAGATGTGGAAGAGATTAGAAAATTCATAAAATAATGGGGTAGGATTTAATCCTGCCCCTCTTTTTTTATTGCTTGAAAATATGATTTTATCTACAATTAAAAAAATATTTAAAATATTAAAAAAAAGTATTGACATCTGTAATTACAGATGACATAATTAAGACATAGAAAGAAAGATAAATAAAAACTAAAAAATTTAAGGAGGATCTAAAAATGACAACAAGAGTATTTAAAAGAGATGGAAAGGTTTTTACAGAAACAAAATACAACAAGGAATTTGTAGAATTTGCAAGAAGTAAACAAGCTAAATGGGATGGAAAATACTGGGCTTTCAATGAAGATTTTGAAAATGATGTAATGGTAAAAGTTGAAGAAATATACGGAAGCAAAATAGTTACATCAATTTATAATGAAGACAACAGATTTAATGCTTACCACGATATAGAAAATGGAATAAAAGTTACACTAAAAGATTTCGATAAAAAAATGCAAAAAACATTGAAAGATGAAGATTTTAGATTTGTTAAAAGAGGAGATAAAATTTACCTATACTTCGATTGCTTAGGCGTAAACAATGGGGATTATATAGATTATGTAGGATTAGAAGAAAGTGAGTATACTGTAGATTTTGAAAAAGAAATATTAGAAATAAAAGATAATGCTAAACTAACAGTTTTTAAAAAATTATATAACAGATAAAAAGAAGCTGGGAAAGTTTCCCAGCTTTTATAGAAAGAAAGATAATTCCTAAAATTTTTAGGAGTTACCCTTTTTCTATTATAACAAATAGGAGGGAAAATGGCAAGAAATGGATTTAGTAATCCTGAGCAAAGAAAAAAAGCTCAGAATACTTATGAAAAAACGGAAAAAGGAAAGCTAGCGAGAGCAAAAGCAAACGCTAGAAACGGGACAAAAAGATTTATAGAGGAGTTTGCAACAAGAGAAGAGTTAGAAGCCTTATTAATAAAAATAGAAGAAAAATTAAAAGCAGGAAATTGATCTTGCTTTTTTTATATAACATCAAATTCTTATGAACTTATGAATTTATGTGCATTTAAAAAAATTTAAAAAAATATAAAAAAAACTTGACATCTGTAATTACATATGATATTATATACACATAGAAGGAAAGATAAATAAAAACTAAAAATTTAAGGAGGAAAAAATTATGAAAAACTTAAAAGAACTTTACAAAGAATGGAGAGAATTAACAGAAGGACTTATGGAAGATTATCCAAAAACTTCTGTAGACAGTGGAGAAGCAAGTGTAAGAGAAGATTTTAGTGGATATGCAGGACTTACAAAAACTATAAGTTTCGAGCAAATGTGGGAATTAGAAAAAGAATATGAAAAAGAAAATTAAAAAAAGGGGGTTATCCCCTTTTTTATTGATCCAGTAAATCGTATAAATCTTTTAACCTCGCCACCTTAAATGCTCTTTTAATTGTATTTATAGATGGCATTTTATTTTCTTTTAAGATTTTAATTAACTTTGTTTCGGAAGTTTTACCAGTTTCTTTATAAAGTTTTTTAAAGTCTTTTTTTAGTTTGTTATAATCTATTTTATTTTTTTTATATACATCTGGGAATCCACTAGCTTTTCTTAAGCCAAACATTCCGCCAAACAAAGATGTTATTGTAAAACTGTTATAATTAGAGTATTCTTTTATATCCTCTACACTAGCCCCATTCTTTTTACATAATTTAATAGATAGCTCCTTATAAAATTTTACAATTTTATCTTTTTCTTTTAAATTTTCTGTATTTTCTTTTATTGCACTTTCTCTATCTATTAAGATTAAAACATCTTTCCAACTTTTAACTCCTAATTTTTTAAAGACTACATTTAAACTAATATTTTCTTTTTTAGCAAAAAATAATGTACTTGTTATTTCTTTATTATCTATTTTTTCTCGTAAATATTTAATAAGCCTATCTTTTGTATAACTTAGTTCTTCTTTTTTGTTTAAACAGCCTGTAAAGAGTTTATATAAACTTTCCATATTTCCATAAATTTTTTTTATTGTTTTATAATTTGCAATTTTCCAAAGTTCTCTAGTTTTTGGAAATCTCTTATTTTTAGCTATAAAAATATTAATTTCCTTTTCTATTTCTTTCTTACTTAAGAATTTTCTAAATTTTATAGAATCTTTTCTATCTATAACTTCTAAGATTTCTGTCCAATTTTTACATCCTAAATATTTATAGATAGTATCCAGCTTAATCATGCCAGGTTTAAAGGAGCTGGTACTAGTAATTTCCCCAGCATCTATTTTATTTTGTAAATACTCTATTATCTGTTGTTTAGTATATTTTTGCATAAATATCACCTTTTTATAAGAAAAAAAGAGGCGTTAAATCCTCTTCATACATTTTATGTTTTTGGGATAGTTTCTATCCACTGGTTAATAAATCTATTATAGCACTTTTTAAAAATAATACAAGAATTTTTTTTATAAAATTAATGTTATTTAAAACTTTTTAAAATAAATAAAAACAATTTTAGATATACACCACATTAAACACCACAATTTTTTATAATATACGATTTTACTGTAGTTTCATATATACTTTTTCTAACACTCTATTATATCATACTTTTTTAAAAAATATACAAAACTTATTAAAAAATCGTTATTTAAGTCCATTTTAAGCTACTTTAAAAAAGTGTCTAAAATGCAGAAAAATTATATAAAATTTTTTCTATGTACACCACAATATACACCACTTTTTATTTTAAAAAAAAATAAATTTTAGTGTTATTTATTGTAGAAGTTTTATAGTTTTTTCAAGGTCTTCTAATTCTGTGTGTGTATAAACTCTCTTAGTAAATTCTTTATCTTCGTGACCTGCTAAACTGCTAATAATTACATCGTTTGCTCCGACTTGGTTTAACATACTTGCGAAAGTATGCCGAGTATCATGAATCGTATGCTCCATTCCCATTTCTTGCATATTCTCATGAAATAATCTTCTAAAAGTCTCATAAACTACCTTTTTCTCGTTGTTTTTCCAACGAAATAAATACTCTCCATTATCCTCCAAAAATTCATCTATGATGTTTTTTATTTTTGGATGTATTGGGATAGTCCTTATCCCTGCATCTGTTTTAGAAGTGTCTACAAAAATAAATCCATTTTCTATATTTTCCCTCTTTAAACTTAAGAATTCATCTATTCTTAAACCAGTGTAGATTAAAACAGTAACTGCTTTACAAATTTTATTATTTGATTGAAAAATAGCCTCTCTTTCAATTTCTGTAAATATGGCTCTTTTAACCACTCTTTCTCTCTTTACTAATTCAAGAAATTTAGAATAGTCCTTATCCACAATTTCATATTTTAAAGCATAGTCATATAAGGCTTTTAAGATATTTTTAGCTAAATATTGAGTAGTCCAACCTTTAATTTCTTTGTTAAAAAATTCTTGTAATTCTAAAGTTTTTAACTCAGAAAAAACTCTATTATCTAATTTAGAAATGTATTTCTTATAGCACCAAATATAAGATTTTTCAGTCTTTTCTCTAACCTTAGTCTTATGAACTTCCCACCATCTATCATAAATTTCTTTTAAAGTTAATTTCTTTAAATCAAAAGTATCTTTACTTTTTAGATAGTTATTTAGAGCCTCTGTAGCCTCAGAAGCTTTAGCATAGTATCCTAAAACTTTGCGGATAGGATTACCCTTATCCAAAGTATAGCCCGTTACAACTATAACTTTAAATGGCTTTCTAAGCTTTCTATCTTTAATCTTATAAATTGTCCCTGATCCATTTTCTCTCCTCATAAAAAAATCACACTCCTTTTAATTTGACGTACTTAAATAGAGTGTGCTATAATTTGTGTGGATGAACAAAAAAGAGGACACACTCTTTTTAACCCCTTTAGAGTTACGAACTTGAGAGGGGTATTTTTTTTTATTTAAAGTTTAAGTAATTGCACCAAACATAATTTATAATCTTCTGGATCTCATCATTATTATCACAATCTTTATATTTAGCTTGTAAAAATATAGTGGCAAATAAATTAGCCTGTGTTTCTTCCCTCGAGCCTTTAAAAGCTTCGATCTTACTAAACTGCCTTATAGAATCATCATGAAATATATAATGCCCTATCTCATGAGCTATGACAAAATCTTTCTCAAAATTTGAAATACTTGAATTAATAAAAATAACATTATCAACCGATAAACCCCTAATACTACTATCTAAATCTACATATTTTAATATAATTCCTTTATCTTTTATTAAATTGTATATATTACCATACTCTTTACGAAGTTTTAGAGCAGTATTTATTATAGACTTTGTAGTCATTACACATCACTTCTTCCTTTGTGAAATTAATACTTCTGCATAAGCTATTGCTAATGTTTCTTTATCTTCATCAGAAATATCGTTCCCTTCATTCATAAACATAACAGTAGACATATTTTTAAATTTTTCTAATTTTGCTAATTCTTCATCTGTTAATTTAGAAAAAATATTATTTTCTTTTTCTTGTGAACTATAATTTTTGTTTGATAATAATTTATCAGCTTCTAAACCTAGAACATCACATATTATTTGAAATTTATCAATAGGCATATTAGTTTCCATTGTTTCATATCTTTGTAATGTAGAAGAACTTATTCCAGTTTTCGAAGATAAATCTCTCAAAGATAAATTTAATTCATCTCTCTTATTTTTTATAATTTTTACTATATCTTTTATTTCATAAGGCATTTTACTACCTCCTTATATAAATTTTATAATTAATTATATAATTAATTTTTCATATTTGCAACAAAATTTTAAAAAAAATAAAAAAAAGTTTCAAAAATGGGTTGACAAAATAAAAGTTATAGTTTATACTTGTTTCATATAAGGGACAAAATGGAGGTGATAATTTGGATATATTAAAATTAAAAGGGAAAATTGCTGAAAAAGGAAAAACACAGATAGATCTAGCTAAAAAACTTAATTTATCAGTTCAATCTTTTAATGCAAAATTAAATGGAAGAGCAAAATTCGATATTGATGAAGCTAAAAAACTAATAGAAATCTTAGAAATTGAAAATGTTAAAGAAATTTTTTTTAGTTAATTAGTCCCAAATATGAAACAAAAAAGAAAGGAGGAGTATGGAAGAAAAAAAAAGGAAATAAAAAAAATATAACAATTAATCAAGGAGGTGGAAGATATAGGACTTTTTATAACTTTAATAATTATAACAAGTTTAGGCTATGTTTCAGAATGTAAAGAAAAAAGTAAAAGAAAGCACATTATAAATTTTATTAGTCTGGGAGTTCTACTTCTTTATGTACTTTATCTTTATAAGTAGTATTTATGCATTCATCAAGTATTTGTAAAGATAAAAAATAAAATTTTGTATATAAAACTGCTTCAAAAATACTAAGAAATATTTTATTAAAATCAATTATTTCAGATGTATTTAATAAATATTTTATTTTGCTTTTTGAATCAAGGATATGCGTTAAGTGGAAATAATCCAAAAATTGCAAAGCAATATATATAAGAAGTATTTTAAAAATATTATTTATTTTATCGTTATTACCTTTATTTATAAAATTTGGAATAAAAATTAGAGCTACTGTAAATATTTCAAAAATTTTATAAGGAAGGTAAAGAGAAAAATTCCAAATAAAGCAAGAAAAAATTGCAAAAATAAAATTAAATTTTTTCTTTGAACTATTACTGAGATATTTTGAAATAAATTTTAATGAAGCTGGAATAATTTCTGACAGATATGTATTCATTACTTCAGAAAAAAACATAACTATTAATATCAATATGATACTAAGACTAAAAACATTTTTTAGAAAAAAATCTGAAAAAGATATCAGCACGAGAAACATAAAGTAAAAGATAAGAGGAAGAAACTTTTTAAAAAACATCAACAAACACCTCACAATAATTTTCTTAAATTATAACACAAATAGAGGATAAAAGGAAAAGGAGGACAAAATGGAAGATTTATATTTCAAAGATGCGGAAGCTAGATTAATTTTTGGATTATTAGAGCTTAAAGATAAACAACAATTAGACTTTCTAGGAGTAGACTGGAAACACTTCTGTGATAGAAGCCTAGCGAAAGAATGGTATGAAAAGAATAATGCCATTCTGGAAAATAGTAAACATAAATTAAAAGATAGAGCGTTAGGAATGCTTTATCAAGTATATAAAATGATGGTTGCTTAAAAATTAAAGGAGGATAAATATGAAAAAAATAAAAAATACATTTGGAATTTTTAAATACAAAGCTAGTAGACCGATTGTTTTTAAAGAATTGTTCGGAATCAATCAGCTTAGTGCTTGTGACAGAGACGGAAGCTGGGACAGTTATGACTTCGTTGGAACTATAGATGAAGTCAATGAGTATGAAAAAAGATGGTGTTCTCAAGGATCTAATGGCTTTGGATTCTTAGGACTTGAAGCTGTAAAAGGCTTTAAGGGGCAATTTAAGTACTGTGGGAAATAGGAGGATATTATGTTGCATTGCACAATTCTAAAAAAATACTGGGACAGAGAAGAACTTAAAGGCTTAAATTTTAATAGGGTTTTAAAAATAATAGAAGTTTTAGAAATATGGGAGGGATCAAATGATAATTAAAGAAATGTATGCAAAAGCTACATTAAAGGATGTAATTAAGTATAAATTTAATTGGGTATTTAAACTATATCTTAGATATGTGGAGTTATACGATTTTGAAGATTTATTTTAAAAGGAGGACATATGGAGAATAGTTATACAGTAGCAGAAGCATCGAAATTGCTAGGCTGTACTGTACAAGCAGTTAGAGAGCAGATAAAAGCTAATAAAATTAATGGTTGCTCTTGTATAAAAAAAGGTAAGAACTGGGCTTATTATATTCCAAAAATAGCTCTGGATAACTATATAAAAGGAGGTAATGGCTTAGATATAGAAAGTATCAAAGAGGTAGTAAAAATAGCTTTTAAGGAGGTGTTAGAGGATATAGCAAGGGAAATGGTACAAGAAAAAATAAAAAAACATCTAACTTAGCCGACCAAGCAAGACATTAGATGTTTTGAGAGTAAATAGTAAAAAATCTATTTACTTGAATTATACATTAAAAAATTTAAAAATTCAAGGAGTGATAAAAAATGACAGTTAAAGAATTAAGAGAAGAAGCAAAAAGTTTAGGGTTAGTAGGATATAGCAGATTAAAAAAAGCTGAGTTAGAAGAACTTATAGCAACTGCTAAAGCAGAAGTTATGGAAATGTCTAAAGAAGAATTTAAAGAATCTTTAGACACAAATAACGAAGTTTATGAGTATGCAAACGAAGAAGATTGGCACACTCTAAGAGAAAAGAGAATAGGAGGCTCTGATATTGGAGCAATTTTAGGAGTTAATAAATACAAAAGTATTATTGATGTCTATATAGATAAGACGGAAGGATCTAAATTTGAGGGCAACGAAGCAACATTTTGGGGACATATGCACGAAGCTACAATAATGAAAGTGTTTGCTCAGAAGCATAGAGAATTTAATGTATACCAAGCTCCTTACTCTGTTGTAGATAATTTTCTTATAGCAAATTTAGATGCTGTTTTAAAAGATAAAAACAGTGGAGAACACGGAGTTTTAGAGATAAAGACTACAAATGCTTTTAATTATAAAGACTGGGAAGGAGATGTAGTACCTCAGTATTATTATGCACAGGTGCAGCATTATCTTATGCTTACAGGTTATAAATTTGCATATATAGCGGTTTTGATTGGTGGAAACCATTATAAAGACTTTAAGATAGAGAGAAGCGAGGAAGATATAAAACTTATAAGAGAAAAAGCAACAGAGTTCTATAATGAAAATATTTTAAAACTAATACCACCTATGCCAGATGGAAGTGACGCATATATGGATCATCTAAAGAAAAAGGCAATGAAAATAGAAAATAATGAAGTCATAGAGTTTGCAGACTTAGAAGAAAAAGCTGCAAAAATTAAAGAGTTAAGTAAAGAAATTAATTCTTTAAAGAAAGAACAGGATCTATTAAAAGAAGAGGTAATGTTGGAACTTATAAATAACGGTACTCAAAAGGGAGTTGCTGGAAAGTTTAAATTTAACATACAAACTAGAAAAACACCTGATTTTGAGGCTATGGCAAAAGAAAATTTAGAGCTAATGGAACAATATAAGGAATTAGAAAGTAAACATCAAAAAACATCAAAATTTTTAATGGTTAGATAATAAAGGAGAGTAGATAGAATGAGTACAACAGCAAAGAACAGTTTAACAGGAGCTAATGGAACAACAGCAGTAACAGAAAAAAAAGGAAAAACAATAATTGATTTAGTTCAATCAAGTAAAAATCAATTTGCTAATGCTTTACCAAAGCATATAAATACTGATAGATTTGTAAGAATAGCCATAACTACAATTAGATTAAATCCAAAACTTGCAAAATGTAGTCAAGAAAGTTTGCTAGGTGCATTGATGGTATCTGCTCAACTTGGATTGGAACCTGGTACTTTAGGACAATGTTATTTAATACCATTTGAAAATAAGAAAGCTGGCACAGTTGAGTGCCAGTTTCAAATAGGTTATAAAGGATTAATTGAATTATTAAGAAGAAGTGGACAATTATCTGATATATACAGTTATACAGTATATGAAAATGATGACTTTAACATTGAGTATGGATTATCAAGAACATTAACACATAAGCCAAATTTTGATGAAAGAGGAGAAATAAAAGGCTTTTATGCTGTAGCAATTCTAAAAGATGGAGCTAAGGCATTTGAATATATGACAAAAGATGAAGTTACACATCATGAAGAAAAGTATAGAAAAGGATCTTATAAAAATGATGTATGGAATAAGAATTTTGAAGAAATGGCACAAAAAACAGTAGTTAAAAAGCTATTAAAATGGTTACCAGTCTCTGTTGAATTTTTAGACATGATAAATAAAGATGAAAAATCTTTTAAAACTGTTAACGAAAAAAGCACAGATTTGAAAGATGTTGAAGTTATTGAAAATAACGGAGATATCATAAATGCAGAAACTGGAGAGTTTATAGAAGAAACTAAAGAAAAAGATGATACAGCTAAAAATTTGTTTAATGAGTAAAAAGGGGTAAATATGATAGGAGCAAATACAGTAAGAGAAGAATTTAAGATGGAGCCAGCAGAGTTTTTAAGACATATAGATAATTATACAAAAAATATAGCATCAAAAGATCATTTTAGAGAAATTTTAAGAAAATTCGATAAATTAGAAAAATATGAAGTTGATATTTGGAATGGGTGCATTACACTCACGACAAAAATTGATTATTTCTACTTAGATATACATTTTGATTTCTTTGAGTTTGATTTGGATAATTTAGATTTAACTAAATATGAAATGGATAGATACTTAAAAAATGAATACTATAATCTACATTTTTCTACAGCAGAAGATTTTATAGAATATAAAGAATTAAAAATTATAAATGAAGCTATGGAAGAAGTTAAGGCAATTATAGATGGAGTGCTAGGAGGGAAAAATAATGAATGAATTAATAACTATAAATAATACACAAGTTGAAGTGAAGGAATATGAGGGGATAAGAGTTGTAACTGCTTGGGATATAGCAAAAGTACACGGGAGAGAAGTAAATGATGTTACTAAAAATTTTAATAATAATAGAAGCAAATTTATTTTAGGAGAAGATTATTTCTTAATAAATAGAACAGAAATCTCTGAACGTAAAATTTCCATTCAGGAATTTATCCCTAATAATGTTAAAGAAATACCATTATTTACTGAAAGTGGTTATCTAATGTTAGTAAAAACATTCACAGATGATCTAAGTTGGGATATACAAAGACAACTAATAAAAACTTACTTTAGATTTAAAGAAACACAAAAAACTATGACATTGCCACAACAGTTATTAGCACAAGCACAATGTTTAGTTGAAATGGACAATAGAATAACAGTTGTAGAGAATAAAGTAGATAACGAAATTAGAGTTAATAGTGGAGAACAGTTAAGAATTACAAAAGCTGTTAAACGTAGAGTTTGCCAAAGAATTGATTTAGCTGTAGATTTAATTGGAAAAGATAAGTTTATGTATCAAGCTATTTACAGAGACTTGAAAGATAGATTTGGTGTAGCAAGTTATAAAGACATAAAAAGAAAAGATTTAACAGACTGTCTAAACTACATTTCAACATGGATTGAGCCATTTGAGATAGCATTTAAATAGGAGATACTATGGAAATAAAATTTGAAAAAACTGAAGATATTGTAAAAAAAATAGAAGAAGTTAAAGAATTGATACAAGACATTAAAGAAGAGGGAAAAAATAAAAATTTTAGAACATCTCAAGATGAAATAGCTTGGTTAAGAGGTAAAGTACATTATTATTATCATTTCTCTTTAGAAAAAGAGACTGAAATTTATAATAGAGAGGTTATTATAACAATTCTAGGAGTAATTTCTATAATAGAAGCTTTAGCTATATTTATTCTTATATGGAGGACAGCATGAAAATTGGAGAAGAAATAGGAAAAATAGAAAGTGAATACATGGATATTACTTTTAATAAAGTTGAAGTTACAGAAGAAAATTTAAGAAAGCTAATGGATAAAAATGCCAGACTTGAGTATGAACTTGAAAGAGAAAAAAGATACAGAAAATGCATGTATTTTAATTCTAAATACCTAAGAGAAGCTGCAGATTACTATGAAGATTTATACAAGAAAGAAGTAGCTAAAAATGATGAATTAGGTGTAATTATAGTCGGATTAATCTTTAGTGTAATAATGCTGTCTTTGATAGTTATTTTTAATTAATAAAAGGAGGTAAGGGACTTGAAAGATAAAGAGCCATTTTACCAAGTCCCGAAGAGCCTCTTTGGGCTATGGAGGGACGGAATAATTAACAGTACAGCATTTTCTATATATATGCTAATGCTAGATAGATATAAAGTATCCTGCTTAGAAGAAAATAAAAAAAATTTTACAGATGAGTGTGGAGAAATATTTTTTGTGTATGCTTATAACTCTCTAGCAGAAGATTTAAAAATATCTAAAAGAAATGGAATTACTAAAGCTATACAGGAGCTGGAAACTCTAGGATTAGTCAGAAGTAAAAAAGTCCATGGTAAAGCTACTATGTATTATCTAACCAGTAACCCTAAGGATACCACTACCAGTAACCCTAAGGATACCACTACCAGTAACCCTAAGGATACCACTACCAGTAACCCTA